ACAATTCTCTACAGCATCCATAACCATTTCTTCACGATATGTATATCGGATAAAGTTGGATTTATGAGATAGATTCTCTGCTATCTGAAGAAAACTCCTAGCGATATAGTCTGGTACTATTGGAAGCTTTTCTTCATTCTGTTTTGCTAAAGTTACTTTTTTCACATATTCCACAATAGCCAATGAAAATTCTGAATTATTAATATAGTGAATGTTTTTTGTTTTTTTTGCTTTTGCCATAAATATAAACCTTTTACATATATATTATAAACTAATTAGCAATAGATGTAAACAACTATTTTTATTGTTATTGCGTCACTTTTTGGTTTACAATTGCACGAATCTAGTATATAATAAAAGAGTACTTAGTTGAGGATAGGGAATACTAATGAAGTTTAGTTTTATCAATAAAGTTAAATTTTAACACGTTATCAGCATCAATCTCTTGCGTTACATTTACTTCATCTTTTAAATTTTCTTCTTGTTTAGTATTTAATTCTTCGTCTCGTTCTAATCTTGCTTCATTAATTTTTTCTATAGCATTTTCATATTGATCTAAAATATCTTTAGATGGGACTGTTGCTGCTATTAGGTGGTATAGATTAATTGTTATAAAATGATCGGGTTCTTCTACATAAGTCATCCATGGTTTAAACATATAATAACTTCTTTCACTATCTAAATCTACTCTAGCTATTCTGAAAGCGCCTCTTACAACTATATCTTCCTCAAGTTCTTCCATTATCTCACAGATGATTTCAGAGCCGTCGGCTATTTTTAATTGTTTAACATTGTTGATATCTATCATATGGAAACCTTGTAGAATTTAAATTTAAACTTTTCTTTTTTGTAAATCTTTAATCTTTCTTCGCTGTGAAGGAGCGCATAGTTTTTTCTTGATTTATGTTGGAAGTCATCTGATATGTCATAGAGTTTAGTAGTTGTTCCATCCTCCGATTTCCGTAATCCCCTCCCAATAGACTGGAGAACTTTGATCTGGGATTTTGACGGAGAAGCAAATATGATATTATGCAAGTTCCGTATATTAATACCAGTACTAAAAGTACCAAGACTAGCAACGATGATAGCATCTTTTTGACCCTCTGTTATTTTTCTAATAGCTTCTCTATCAGAAGTTTCTGTAGCACCACTTACAAAAAATACTTTTCTTCCCTCTTTAGCCTTAGTATTTATCAATTCAAAAAGAGGCTTTCCATGCTTCTCCACAAACTGAAATAAGACCAAAGTATTACCTTTCTGATCAAGAGCCAGGTTTCTTATAAATTTATTTCTTTGTTCATATCTTACAATATAATCTATTTCATCTTGGTACTGTAGACCTACCATTTGCTTTTTAATTTCTTCGCTATATTGTAACTGTATCATAAGAATTTCTAAGTCGGCAAGGGTTTGATTATCTTGCAAAGTTCTAGTTGTAGTAACTTTCATTACCCTACCAAAAAGACCCTCTAATACCAACTGATGTGTTTGTGTTCCATCAAGTGTACCAGTAGTACCATAGCGATATTCTGCTAGTTTACATTTATTCATAATATTAGTAAGCGATTTAGATTTAAAACCGTGGCACTCATCTCCTAAGATCATACCAAACTGATCAAACCAAGCAGGCGGCATTTTATAAATCGATTGCCATGTACTTATACAGATAGCACTTTCAAACTCTTTATCTTTACCAGAATAGATTTTATGCATACCAGTAGGATTTTGTCCATAATCGGCAAAGTCTCCGTACATTTGTTCAACCAAAGATGTGGTAGGAACAATAATTAAAACTTTCCCTGCTCTTGGATAATTAAATCCATCTGTAAGCATCTGAAGCCAATACTTAGCTAAACAGTATAAAATTAAAGATTTACCTGAACCCGTAGGTGATAATAGTATTGATCTTTTTCTTTGTAGTCCCTCACAGATAGCATTAAACTGGTAATCTCTTATGGATATGGATTCACCTTTGCTTTTTAGATCAAGGCTTTTTATAAATTCCATAATCTTATTAGGATCTATTTTATTATATGATTCTGGTAAACCATATTTACTTTTTTCATATTCTAGTTGATAATTTCTTTTTTCACAAAAATCTTTTACATAAGATATGAGACCACAAGATAACTCACAGTTATTCACGTTAAATAATCTTATCTTTCCGTCCCATACCTTATTTTTATATAGAGGCATAAATTTATAACCGGGAACAAAGAAAGAAAAATAATCAGATAGTTCTTGAGCAATACCCCAATCACATCCGATAATCATATTAGCATGATCTTTCTTCTGTATTTTAACTATATCCACTAAAAACCACCAGCTTCAAATTGTTTCCATTTTATAATATTACCTATAGTCTGATGTTTCCAATTAATATTGGTTACAATTTCTTGTAGTGTTTCAACTAAGGTTTTATAATAAGTTACTCTTTCTTCACTCTTTTGAATATCTATGTCGGAATCATAATAGTGATTCATATCACCTTTCATTACTTTCATTCCATTAAAAGGATCATATTCCCAACCTCTTTCTTCTATTTGTTCTTGAGTCATTTTATCATTATAGTATAGCCACTTATCTTTAAGTAAAATTTTCTGCTTTAACTCAGTCTTTTTTAACTGTAGTTTAGAAATAGAAAGAAGTTGTAAATATTTTGCGTGAAGTTTTGCTATGTCAATTGATGATTTATCCAAATGGCTTTCATCAATTACACAGTCTTTTTTCCAATCATTAAGTATATCTTCAAGATTCAGCAAGTGCATCTCCATAATAAATAAATTTCAATATTAATAGTATCTATACTAATTCAAAGTATGATATTTTAAAGTTTACCGGAAAGGTAATAACTGGAGTTTCGGTACCAGATGCTTCTAATAATAGTGTTCCTATATTTGTCACTACACAGTCTATATATCTAATTTTTTTAACAACATTATTATGACTACTTAGTATAGACAATGTTATATCAACCACATTTTCATCATCTGTTATTATTTTATTTTTATTATTTGATGGAGTGACTACAAGACTTTCTAACCAATTATAAACTTCAGTATAACTTGTCATATTTTCATCTACTAATACATCAAATGCTAAATCGTCAACACCAATTGTATCTCCTGGGATAGCAATACTTTGAATTCGTTTATATGGTACTATAGGTGCAGTAACTGTTACTCCAGGATGAATAACTCTTTGAGCAAAAAATTCTAAATTGCCATATTTTTTTCTATCTATAACAACCTTAAAGTTGCTAGCCTGTAAAAAGTTAAAATTTTCAGTAAGGTCTGCCATGTGCCTCTCCGTTGAAGTTATATCTATTTATATTGATAAAAAGTACATTTTAGGGGTTTACAAGCGGTGTTTTTTAGTATATATTGTAAGAGTAAATAGAATCGGAGAAAGATATGACTAAGTTTGATAAATCTAAATTTACTTTTCACGGTGGTTATCTTGAGTACACAGGCACTTACGAAGGTCAACCAACATGGGATCAAGTTGCTCCTAACTGTCACCCATCACGTGTAGGTATGCCAAAAGAATTATTCATAGCTCGGTTTAAATATAATGGTCCGTTTACTAAGGCTAAATTTCTAAAAGAATTAATCAAAAGCTTTACTGTTGAAGAGTATGTAGAAGCTCGCAAAAAAGAAGGTCCTGAAGGAGCTCCTCTTGAAATCTTAAAAAATAATAATCCTGAATGGGCTGATAATATTATGTTTCAATGGTTAATGAAAATGTCTAATAAGATGGCATAAAAAAAGCCCCACGAATGGAGCTTAGTTGGGAGGGTTGAACCCCTCCCTTTTTTTATATTAAAATCTTATGCGTTAAGGATGTTATCCACACGGAAGATTCTGTAGTACTGGTTGGTTTTTGCTGCTGCAAGACCGCTTGCTGGGTTTGCACCTACAAATGGGTTTGATACCATGCCGTAGCGAGTTTTGAACCCGATTTTTGGCTGGAAGTCATTCTCACCAACTGCACGTACCATAGTTAGTGGTACATATGGGCAATAGAATACACCGGCATCATATGCGTTAGTACCTTTATAACCTACGGTTACATAATCGGTTGTTGCATATGGGTCAATATATACTCTTGTGCGTCCGTTAAGAACACCAGCAAAAGTATTACCTGTATCATCTACATTTAGGTTAGTTGCTAATGCCGGAGCATAATCAAGCATACCTGTTGCAGACAAGCATGATGCTACGTCTGATGATGTGATGATAAAGTTACCGCGGCCTCTACGAGTTTCTTTAGCAATAGTATTTGCTTCACGCTCGATTTGTACCATAAGACCTTTGAACTTTTCCACTGACCAACGGCCATCTGCATCGTTCGCAAGATCAAACACACCATTAAGAGCTGTTTGAGCTGTAGCAGCACCAGTCTTAGCTTGTGAGTTGATTGTACGGATTACTTCACGGTTAATTTCTGCAAGAATCTCTGTTGACAAGATATTTGCCAATTCTGATTCTGCATCAAGACCATGAATTGCTTTCAAGTCTTGTGCTAGCTCTAGGCTATACTCTGCTTTCAACGCACGTGTTTTTGCAGACACAGTTGCTTTTTCAATGGTGAAACCCATTTCATTGAAAGTAGATGAAGTTGTACCAAGTGCCTCACCGTCTGCTGTTGGCATACCACCAGCAAAACCAGTAGTTACACGGTTATCATCTAAAGTGTTATCGCCGTTACCATCAGTTACACCAGAAAGACCTGATGGACCTGCTGAACCGTTTGCACCTGTTGAATCGCCACCCCAAGCAGTATTTGCTTCGTTGTACAATGCTTCAGTTGAACTTGTTGCACCTGCACCATAGCGTGACTTCATTGCGAAGATCAAGCCTGTTGGACCAGTCATTGGCTGCACACCACATACATCATATGCCATCATGTTTGGCATAGCACGACGCACGAGTGAGATAAGGATTGGATCCCAGTTACCTACTGAACCAGTGTTATTTGATGGTGAACTTTCTGTCAAGAAGCCTTGCTCTGCTTGACGCTGCTCAGCAAGAGCTTTTTCTTGGTTCTCAAGAACAACAGCTGTTACTGATTTTCTGTAAGAATCTTCGATTTTACCCGCTGATTCTTCATTGAGCACTGGTGCCCATTTCTCTGTGAGATTTTTATATGTATTAGACATTTTCTTTTGTCCCCTTAAATTAAGATGTTCTCAAAGCTGAGAGATATTTATCCATGTTGCTTGAAATTTCAGTTTCATCTGCTTCTTCTTCTACAACACTTTCATTAACCATTTCTACTGGTGCTTCTGTAGTTTCTACAGGTTTCTGAGCAAAATATGATTCTTTAAGTGTAGCGATTTTTGAAACAAAATCTTCTTCGGTTGTAAAGTCAACACTTTCAGCAAGACTTCTAAGTTTTTCAACTTGTGTTTCTGCTAGGTCTTTAGAAGCTTCACGAATGCAAACTTCTTTTTTCATTGATTTTACAGATTCTGACATTTGCATGTTTTTCTCTGTTTGTGAATTTAATTGGTTTTCAAGCTCTTCAACTTGCTCTACCAAATCATCCACAAGATCAATTTTGGATTCTGGAACTTCGATATAAGATTCAGTAAACAAGTCTTTCAAATTGTTCATGAATGTTTCTGCAATCTCTGTTCTCAAACCAGCTTCTACAGCCAATTTGTTTTCTTCCATCCAAGTTTCAACTACATAGTTTAGATAGCTGTCGATTTTTTCAACAAGCTCTCCACGTGTTTCGTTGAGACCTTCTTCAATTTCTGTTGCATACTGCTCTTCAAGGGCTGTTACTCTTTCAGCAATAGTTGCTTCAAGTTCAGCTTCTTTCTTAGCTACTGCTTCATTCACTTTTGAATTAACAGCTGCTTCAAAAATTGTTGCGGCTTTTTCTTTAAAGCCTTCCGCAAGACCTTCTTCATTAGCAATAAGTGCTTGTAGGTCTTCCTTGTGCTCAGAGACGACTACGTCATCTTCCATTTCAACTTCTTCACCCATCATATTTTTATATGATGCTTGAAGATCAGCTTTTTTCATAGCCTGTAACTTACCGTACATAGCGTTAACCATGCCAGCTTTAGTTTTTGGCATTGGCTCTGAATTTGACTTATCGCCTTTCCGCTTTGGAGCAGCTTTAGTCGCATCACCGGCAGCATCTACTGATGCTACAGATTGAGCTTCTGCATTCTTAGGATCATGAGCTTCGTCCACAACTTCCGCTGCTTCATCGAGCTCAACTTCCTGGTCTTGTACTTGATCAGTCATGTTTGACTCCTCTTTTATTTGAGCAACGAGAGGAAATTCTTAAACTCACGTTCCTGCACTAAATGCATATCAGCACGCGGAGCTTTTTTAATTTCAGTCTCAATTTCTTCAATATCTTGAGGTTGAATAACACCATTGTTCCAAACCCACTCTACACCTTCCATAATCCCATTAACGAAAGCTTCTGGAGCAGATGGATCTTGTACAATGTCGACAGTGTTTAACATAAAGTCTTCCTTTACATACATTGTCCCATTACGATTCTCAAGACTTCCCATACCACGAGTTGAAACGCCTAGTTGAACACCACCATCGAGGAGACCTTTTACAATGTTTCCCATTGGAGTATCTAATATAAGCGCTTTCCCCATCACATTATTTCCTTCCCAAGTCATCTCGGTAATGCGATGTGAAACCTTATCTAAGTTAACAGTTGGTCCTTCTGGATGATTTAACTCTCCAACTGCTCTCTTAGTTGCAACCTGTTCGGTTGCAAATTTATGAACTGCAGATTCCATAATACTTCTAGGATATATTCTGCCGTTTCTATTTTTACTTTCAGCTTGTGCGAAGATACCTTCGATCACATAGTTTTTCTTACCACTCTCATCTACCTCTTCGGTAATATAAGATATTTCTTGATCATTGTATTCCGCAATAAGCTTCATAGTTTTATCCTTTATACTGTTTGACGAATTCTTTCGCCATTTTCTCAGCTTCTTTTTCTGAAGCATAAGTATCTAAAACGTCACCATCAACTTTAGCCTGAAACTTATTCTTGACCTTTACAATCTCAATTGTAATGCCTTTAACTTTCATTTTCTTAGATTCTTCTAAGTCGGCTCTTAAAGTTCTAAACGATTTCATCTTCTACTTCTACTTCCATATCTACTTCTGCATCTACCTCTTCAGGTGCATTATTATATAATCTATTAGCTAATTCAATTCTTTTATTATCAATAGCATCTGATAGTTTATTAGCAACTAGATCATTAAAAATATTTGAAGAATTTACAAAATCTTTATCCTCAATAGACGATATCATCGCTTCAATTGGATCAAGTTCCACTTCTGGTTCATCACTTGTATCTTCTTCAGCAGACGTATCTACTGTATCAATATCTTCAAGACTTTCGATGTTTTCGTCTGAAACATCTGTAACATTATTTAATTCATCATCCATAATTATTCTCCATATTTTAGATTATTTATATAAATTAAGTTTTTGACTTTTAATCGCCCGAAACAGCACTAGCTGAAGGATATCTTCTTAGAGTAGTACCATCCGGCTGAGTACCCCAAACAATTCTTATAGCACCATCACCACCTTTTTGTCCAAATCCTAATGTATCATCTTCAAGACCGCCACCACCTCCTCCAGGCGATGCTGCCGATCCTGCATACAAAGCATTATTAAATGTTCCTGAAGTTGGTGCTGTGACAGAACCAACACCAGAGGCTGGTACTAGATAATTACCTGGAAAACCGGCTGAATATGTTGATCCATGTCTACTACTCGAAACTCTTGGTGCAGTACTTCCTGAAGTGGATCCATTATTACCTTGACCAAATATACCTACTGCACCACCAGCAGCTTCTGCAGTAATAATTGTTGATCCGCTAACAGTATTAACATCATCACCACCCGCACCAGAACCTCCGATACCATTTTGTTGTCCAGTACCATCAGCATCAGCACCATCACCACCTTTAGCTGAACTCACACCACCATAACCACCAGCACCGCCACCACCGCTGCCAGCAGTATCATTACCACCATCACCACCTTGTCCACCTACACCACCACCACCTCTTTGTGTTCCAGTAGTTGTACCGCCAGTACCACCAGAATTACTTGAAGATGTATTAGAAATACCACCTCCGCCACCACCACCTTGTAGCAATACAGTTGTGCCTGATTTTATATATGTATCTCCACCATCACCACCATCAGCGCCGGTATTACCGTTTCCAGCAGCACCACCAGCACCTATTCTTAAAGTGTATGTTGTTCCTGGTGTAACTGTCCAATAACCCCAAGCGGAACCACCTCCACCACCAGCAGAGGATGTTGGTCCAGAAACACCATCATTACCACCTCCGCCGCCGCCAGCACCTACAAC